ATGGATTTGTTCAGCGACGACACCTGCCTGACGGTCCTCTGTTTCGCCTATCTCGGGGCAACCTACGCGACGATGCTGGTGTTGCCGACGATCAACGATTTTCTCGGCAACACCTATAGCACCTGTCTTATCCCGACCAAGACGTTGGAGCCGATCGGTAACGAGGCCGACCTCTCGCGTAATTTTTTTGCGCTGGTGCCGGACAACCAGAACAAGACGTTCGGGTTTCGGCTCCCCGGTGCCGGAAGAGAGTTGTACTATGTGTACGTCAACCGCTTTTATGTCGAGCAGAATTTAACCAACCCGGCTTACGCCTGCCCCGAGATCAGAAACGTCGTCGGGCCGGTCTATCCGAACGGGTTCATGCTGAAAATCCCGCTGGGCGACATCGGCGACTTCGATGCGCTTTCGGCACTCCAGCCGACCGATGATTATGTGATCGACAACCCTAGCTGGATAGACCAGGACGGCGGTGCGACGGTCCCCTTCAGCGAGGAATACACATACCTGTCGGACGGCACGACCGGCGGCAAGGATGTGTTCAGTTCCCAGGCCGGCGTCCAGCTTCGTGCCAACGGGCGTTTCTGGGTCGTGTTCGTGATGACCGGGCAGTACGACGCACTTCACCGTGGCACGGGCGGGGCTGCGGGCCTGCCGGTGTACGCGCGCGTGAGGCTGTTCGACTACGACCCCGCCACCGAGATAGCCCGGCAGGTGGGCGACCATACCTGCGTGCTGCGCGAATCCGGCGACGGCCCCGGCATATCCGCTGGCAACCTCCAGAACGATTTGTATCTGGTGCCCACCGTGGTTGAGCTCCCCGGCAGCGCGACCATCACTTTATACGGCATACTTTACCGCACCACGTTCTGCACGTTCTACTTCGAGGAGGAGTGATGGCGGTATCTACGTTAGAGAGATCGGCATTCTCCGGTCGGCCATTACAGTTGTACAGGTTTCTACGCTCGTCGGGCGGCACCGATTTCTACTGGCGGTACAATGGCTCGGATCGCGACCTGATCTACCTGGGCGATTTGTACGAAGCGGTTTCCATAAGCGACGAGGGGATGCGGCTGACCGGCGAGGCGGCGTCTTCCGAGTTCAAGATCACGCTGCCGGCCTTCGCGCAGTTCTGCGACGACTACCGCTCCGGGGGCGTGCCGCCCTCCGATACTATTTACGCGCATGTGTTCCGGGTCCACGCCGACGACATAACCGGCCTCGATACCACCGCGCCCTTCGTGGATACGGCGGCAGTCGTGTGGGCCGGCACGGTGGATGGAATCACCCAGTCCACCGACACCGAGATGCAGGTCACCTGCTCGACCCTGGCCGCGTCGATGAAACGCTCGGGCCTGCGCTACACATGGCAGAAGAACTGCCCGCACATGCTGTACGACATGCTGACCTGCAAGGTCAACAAAGAGGATTTCCGGGTGGACGCCACGGTGGACGAGGCGCACGGCAATATCGTCACCGCCAGCGAGTTCGCAGGGTTTGTGGACGGCTGGTTCACCGGCGGATTTATCGAGTTCGTCACCCCCCAGGGCTTCCTTGAAACCCGGATGATAAACCGGCACCTCGGCCCCTCGATCCGGCTCCTGACGCCGGTCCTGGGAATAGTCGCAGGCGACCCGGTGGTTGCGTACCCCGGCTGCAAGCGAACCGTCAGGGACTGCATCGACAAATTCAACAACTATGAGAACTACGGAGGGTTTCCGCACATACCCGGCAGATCGCCATACGACGGCAACCCGGTGTTCTAAATGAACCTCGTATGGGCCTTAGCCATATTGGTGGTGAGCTACGCGATAACCGCGCTCACCACCAAGGTCACAAAACCGAAAGATGCGATACCGGCACGGCTGTCCGAGTTCGTGTTCCCGACGCACGAAGAAGGGACGCCGCAGCCGGTGATATTCGGGGAGTGTTGGACGAGCGACTGGATGGTACTGTACTACGGCAATCTCAGCACCGAGAGCATCCGGGCAAAGAGCGAGTCGAGCAAGAAAAAGTGATCGTTCGTATCAGCCACGTTCGCAAGGCCCGCCTCTGCAACCGGGGCGCACGGGAGTGGTTTGCCCGCCAGGGCTGGAACTGGCAGGAATTTCTCGACAACGGGATCGACGCCGAGTTGCTGATCGCCACCGAAGACCCCTACGCGCTGCGTGCGGTCGAGGCGGCGCGCGATGAGTAAGAAGGGCGGCGGCGGCAGGCAGGTCGTCGGCTTTCGCTACATCATGGGGGTCCACAGCGGCTGTTCGCGCGGCCCGGTCAACGAGTTCTGCGAGGTGCGCGTCGGCGAACTCGAAATCTGGTCAGGTGCGGTAAGCTCTAACGATACGATAGAACTGAACGCGCCCGACGCCTTTGGCGGCGACGAGAAAGAGGGCGGCATCGTCGGCAATCTCGACGTGCTGATGGGCGCGGACGATCAGGTCGTACCCTCCGGTATCGCCGAGAACATGACCGGGGACGTCCCGAACTGGCGCGGGGCGCTGACGACGTTCTTCTATGGTCAGGTCGGGTCGAACAACCCGTACCCGAAAGCCTGGAAGTTCCGGTTGCGCAGATCGACCGCCGGGTGGGACAACGACGATCCCTGGTATCCCGAGAAGGCACTGATCATCCTAGCCACCGACGCTATGGTGACGCTGACTTTCATCGCCCAGCCGGGGGACGAAGAGTACATAATCATCAACGATCTGAGGGCTTACTTCCGTACTGAAGAACACACCCTCACCTACGACGTGACAATCGGGGACAGTGTCGAGGCGACGGTCACGAATTTCGCCGACATGGTCAACTTCTACTCGATTGAGCTTGGGGCCACGGCGGTCGCGACCGGCAACGTCGTGGAAATACGCGGCCTCGACAACATCATGCCGGTGGTTGAAACACCCTTTGGCTGGGTTACCAACGTCGCGGCCGGCGGCGACATCCACGCGATGAACCCGGCCCACATCGTCTACGAGTGCGCCACCAACGGCGTCTGGGGCAGGGGCCTTCCGCGCGCGATGCTGGACGATGTCGCGTTCCGCGCCGTCGCGGACGCGCTCTATGCCGAGAACTTCGGGTTGTGCATAAAGTGGTCGCGCCAGGACGACATCGACGTATTCGTCCAGAACATTATCGACCACATCGGCGGCGCGTTGTACATCGACCGGCAGACCGGGTTGTTGAAACTACGGCTGATCCGCAACGACTACGACCCGGCTACTCTGGTAGCTTACACGTTCGACAACGGCATACTGGACGTGACCGAGGACCAGACCTCTTCGCGCGACACGATGACGAACGAGGTTATAGTCGAGTTTAACGACCCGGTGACCGACAAGGTCGGATCGGTGCGGGTGCAGAACCTCGCCTCGTTCCAGTCGGTCGGCTCGATTGTTTCGCAGACGATACAGTATCACGGGATCGCAACGGCCTCGATGGCCCTGCGGTTGGCGCAGCGCGATCTGGAGTTCCACTCCGCACAGCTTCGCAGGCTGACCCTCAAGATGACGCGCGCGGCGTGGCGGATCGCGCCGGCCGACGTAATGAAGATCAACGTACCCTCGCGCGGCATAGAGGACATGCTGGTGCGGGTGGGTGAGATAGAGGAAGCCGCCCTGACCGGCGAAGAGATCACGGTCAAGGTCGTGCAGGATGTGTTCGGCCTGCCCGATACGTCTATCGTGGACCCGCAGGAGAGCTTGTGGCTGCCGCCCGACCGTTCGGCTCGGGTCATTTCCGAACGCGAACTCACCGAGATCACCTATTTCGACCTGACGGACAACCTGCCGCAAAGCCAGATAGGCGACTTCACCGCCGACGAGGGCTGGATCAAGGTCTACGCCAAGCGCCCGAGTGACGGAACGATACAATACGATCTGCAAACCAAGACAGCCGGCGAAGTTTACGTCACCCGCACTACTGCCGGGTTCGACAGCATCGCCTATCTGGTCGGCGACATCGGTTATTATACAACCACGCTTGAGTTCGAGCGCGGTAGCTTGTTGCTCGATGTAATTCCCGGTCAGGTTCTGCGGATAGACGACGAGTACATGCGGCTCGACGCGATCGACCGGACAGCGGGAACCCTGACGGTCGCAAGAGGCGTGGTTGACACGATCCCGGCACCGCATACCGGGGGAACGCGCATCTGGTTCCAGACTGCCTTTCCCACGACAGATTTCCGCGACTACGCGACCGGCGAAGTGGTGTCGGCGCGGCTGTTGTCGCGCACCACCTCGCAAACCCTCGACCCGGCTTTCGCCTACGAAGACAGCATAACGATGGCGTCCCGCCAGGGGCGACCCTATCCACCGGGGAACATGCTGGTTGAAGGGGCCGGGTTCGGGACGCCCGCCACGGTGACCGGCGACGTCGATTTCACCTGGGCGCACCGCGACCGCATCGTGCAGAACAATACCCTCTTGGAGCACGAAGCGGGTTCGACCGGGCCGGAACCGGGTACAACCTATACAGTGCGGGTCTACGGCCCCGATGGAACGACATTGCTGCGAACCGATACCGGGATCGCAACCACGGGCTGGAGCTACACCGGAACTATGGCTGCCGCTGACGGCGACCCCCCGTCAATGTGGTTCTGGATCGAGTCGGTCAGGGACAGCATCCCGAGCTTTCAGCACTACTGGATAAACGTGTCGCGTCCATTCTCTTTCGATACCGGGTTCGACTTCGACTTCGACGGGAGTTTCTGACATGCCCGGTTCCACTGGTCCGCGTCACGGTTTTGTGTGGGGTTACTCGGCCGGCGAAACCGGCTGGGGGATCAGCGGGTTCAACCCGAACTTCGCCAAGCTCGAGGCCCTCCTGCACCTCTCGGTCACCTCGATCACCTCGACGCCGCCGGGAACCCCCGTCGCCGGCATGGTCTATATCGTCGGGGGAAGCCCGACAGGCGCGTGGGTGGGCCACGCGGGCGAAGTGGCCGCGTACTACACGACAGGCTGGCTGTTCGTCACGCCGGTGACCGGGGTGCGCGCCTGGAACGTCTCCACTGCGACCTATTGGCGGTACAGCGGCTCTGCCTGGGTCGAGGAGCCGGCGGCGGGCGACGTGTACGGCCCCGGCGGCGCGACGGCGGGGGCGGTCCCGGTCTACGCCGACACCACCGGCAGGCTGCTGGCCGACAGCGGCATCGACTTCGACGACCTGTTGCAGGTCGGCGCGCCGCTGGTGCCGGCCAACTTCATCGCGGTCGATGGGGTCGGGCGCGCGATCGACAGCGGCGTCTCGATAGGCGGGCTTGGCACCGGCAACGTGATCGGCCCCCCGGCCTCGACAGCGGGGAACCTCGCGAGCTACGCCGACACGAGCGGCGCATTGCTGGCCGACAGCGGCGTGCCGGCAGCCGACGTAGCCCTCGTCGGCGGCGCCCTGGTGGACGGCAGCCTCGTCGCGGCCGATGCGGGCGGCAACCTCGTCGATGCCGGGACAGCCGTTGCCGACGTCGTCACCGGCCCGGCCGGCGCCGTCACCGCCGGCAACCTGCCGGTCTTTGCCGACACGGGCGGCAGGCTCCTGGCCGACAGCGGCGTCGCACCCGCTGCGTTCGGCGATGTCGATGGCCCGGCCAGTTCAACCACCGGGCATCTGGCGACCTACGCCGACGCATCAGGCAAGGCGCTGGCAGACAGCGCCGTCCCGGTGGCTGACCTGATCCTGGCCGGCGGCGCGCTGGTCCCCGGCAACCTCGTCACGGTCAACGTCGGTGGCGACCTCGTGGACACCGGCATTGCCGTGAGCGACGCAGGCGGCGGCGCGAGCGTCACCGTGGCTGATACGGCCCCGCTGGACCCAGGTGCCGGCGATCTGTGGTGGGACAGCAACGACGGCCAGTTGTATGTGTTTTTCGACGGTTATTGGGTCGCAGCGACCA